CATTAAAAAACTCCTATAGAAACGATTACTGCTGCGCTGCTGGTAAGAGTAAGCGTTGTTTTGTTGAAGGGCTGTGAACGATAAATAGATGCCGGTCCTTGTTGATCTAAAATAATCCAGCCTTGTTGTGTGCCTCCGAGCTTATGATTAATTACGGTTGCCCCGTCAATCAATGAGATGTTGTTCAAGATAAGCATGCTTGTCATCGGATTGGCAAGAACAGGGTCCAGTTGCGCCTTCCATTGTGTCTGCAGAAGGCTCAGCGGGAGTAAACTTGTTTTTTGAAGTGGGAGGGCCATCAGTATCCGAAGCCCCCGCCCCAGCCCCCGCCAAACCCACCACCGTAATTTCCGCCAGGGCCGCTAAAATTTGGGTCGCCCATGGTGTTTCTTGAGTTGGTAGCTGTATTCGGTTGTCCGACATTCCTGTTGGCCGCAGTAACTTCAATTCTGATTTCAAGTGCGGCCTTTCTGTTCAACAACTCTTGCGCCTGATCATAAAACTGGCGCTTGGCGAGTGCCTTTGCAGCAGCATCTACGACCACGTATTCCCACCATGCGGAATAACCGAACGGCATCATGTCGGTGTCGAGTAGAAGTTGCTTTGCAAGCGGAACGTACCATAGCCTGAAATACTGTCCGGAATTTGTCGGGATAATATACAGATTCTCGCCCATCTCACGATATTGGAATGAGCAATATTGACCCGAAACGTTATTGGAAGCTGCGCCCAGCAAAATATTGTACTTATTATGGTCAGCCCAATTGAATCGGCTCATCGATACCCAGCCTTGGGTATTATTTACTTGAGCCCCGAAGCTGTTGAAATCCATGCCGTATACTTTGAATGCGGCTGGCGCTGGATTTCCAGCAGGATTTGGCATCCAAGCACCGCTTACTGGATCTAAGAATCCGAGATAGTTTGTCCCATTGGGAAGGGGGTAGTAAAGATTTGATGTGCTGGAAATAATCAGTGGCGGAGCAAGAAAATAGTCTTCTCCGAACTTAGCCGTAAGAATGTCGCCCAACTCATAGTTTGAGTTATTCAGCATCAAGTTCCATTCGTCATTAGTAACGAAATTTGACTTGAGCATGTCGGCCCTGAGTCTGGCTTGGTATCTAAGATAACCTAAGTTGATCTGGCCAGGAGCGCAAGGAACGATTGAAACTGGCGATGAAGCAGAATATCCCGAAGTACCAGCGATGCTGACAGAAGCGACATTATAATAGTAAGTAACGCCAACTGTAACAGCTGTATCTGCATAGTAGTTAGCCGCCGGCGTGGCGATAACAGCAAAGTTAACTCCATCTAAAGACCTTTGAACAGAATAGCTTGTTGCTCCGGCTACGATATTCCATGAGAGTAGATTCTGTCCATTTCCGGTCTGGAGAATGACTTGCTGTGGGAGCCCGCTTAAGCCTGCCATGCTACCTCGTTAAAATGGGCCCGGAGAAAATCCCCGAGCCCACTTAAATTTTCAAAGCTACCTATCAAGTACCGTTCGTTCCGATGTTGCTAGGGCTAAATCTGTAATCTACATAGAAGCACATGCCACAAACAGACCCATTGGCTGGAGCGGTAGGAATCTTGGTTGTAACACTTGAGCTAGTGTCGGACAGCATTTGAACCATGACCCAACCGCCAAAATGAGTGCTACCACCAGTGGGTTGCGGCGCAAGAGACACGTTTGGATCTCCAACAACTTCAATAGAAGTAATTCCAGATACACCGGGAGCATAAACCAGCCCAGTGCTTCCGCCTGCGCCAGTGGCAGCGGCAATAAAGCTTGCGCCAACGGCTGGAGTAACCCCGGCAGGAAGACCAACCGCAAGCCAGTCTCCGTTATTGGTATCACTTACCGTCAATGCAAAAGCAAAACCAGTTGCCCAGCCAGTTACCGCACTAGAGAATGTGATTGAAGTATCTCCAGTTCCGGAAACTTTGGTAAGAACCGAACCAATTGGCGCTCCAATTCCGGTCGTAAGAAGCGTAACACCGGCCACAAGCGTAGACGTTACCGAGTACAAATGCCCAGATCCGTCTGTGTAGATTGCCCCGGCCGTAGCATTTGCGCTAGAGACTGCAAATACAATTGGAACCGACGGGCCCTGAGCGGGAATAACCGTAGAACCGTCCTGGGGAATTCCACCCAACGGAGCATTAAGCGTACTCACAACAGTAACAACAGAGGTACCGCTAGCCGTGAATGCAGCGGTTCCAATGACTGGCGAAGGCAAGTTATTAATCGTAAGAACTAATGCTGCTCCGATAGTGGCAGCAGAAGAGTTAGCGGCGATGGATTGTTGAACGTACTGGAGTCCTCGTTGGCCGTATGCAGCAGCATTGCCAAGAAGAGGAGCAGAACCAACGCCCGATACATTGAACCAAATACAAAACGAATCCCCATAAGAATCATAAAGCATGAAGTATTTACTAGCCAGCGATCCGGAAACGTCTGCAACCGGGGTAATCGTTGCTGTTCCAGCGGGGCCAACGCCCACAGAAGCAATGATATACGGATTGTGAACGGTAAGAGCCGATGCCGATGCACTGATTCCAAGGGCCGAACCAGTTACCGGAGATACAAAACCAGAGAATCCGCCAAGATAACGGTTATAGTTTCCGTCAAGCTGCACTAACGCAAAGCCAGGAGCTGGATTTGGATTTGTATAACCGCGGTGTGTTCCGGGTGTTGCAGTGGTGTGCATGAATATGTTTCTAATGCCCTGACCCTTAATCGACCTAACGCCAAGACCATTACCATTTGTGCTGTCTACGACAAAATTACAGTCAATTAGAACGGGCTGGGAAGCGAAGGAGAAGAGCCTTCCGCCATTATTACCGATAGCATTAGCCATTTGAGACCTCTTTGCGCTCCGGTATTAAACCTCTTGATTGCCGGAGCAGCTAGTCAAGAAGGTGTAGAGAGGTCTACATAATAGTACCGTTGCTTCGTAAAACACAAAGGGCCCCGGATTTTATCCCGGAGCCCTAAGCATAACTCTGGTTGTGTCAGAGAAATTACTGCGGCAATGCAACCACGGCATTTGCGCCCGGAGCATTACACGAGAGGTTGAGGTAACCGCCCACGCGAATTTCTACGGCGTCCTGTCCCGGAATCGGGAAGCCCAGCATGTCGTAGAAGCCAGGGAAGGTAAGGAACTGGGGAATCTTGCCCAAGCTTCTAAGCTTCCACGTTTTCATCGTGGTGATGTAAGCGGTTTGGCCCGGGCAGTTACGATCTTGAATGATCGAAATTTCCCCGTTAGCCGTAGGAAGAACCAGCGCCTTAAAGCTGATTTCCACTTCCTCATTAACCTTCGCGCGAATCATCTGATACTGGCCTTGGCCAGTCAGATTCTTAACGAGGGTCTGATAAGAGACCGGGTTAATGTAAATCACATCCGGATCGCCCGCTTCAGAGCTTTGTGCTGCGAGTTGGTTAGTGGCGTCAATCAAGCAATCTTGAATCGACTCACTAGAGCCTGCGAAGCGAAGACCGGCAAGCTTAGTCGGGCTAACGCTTCTGTTCTGAGTGAAGAATGAATCCGACTGGCCAGGAGCGACCGACGGAATCCATGCGCCAAGACCTGCGATGCACAGCATGTTAGCCGAGTTAAGGCCGTTCGTGCTGAACAGCGTATCGCCAGCGCGACCGAGATACGGGAATGCCGTGCTCCAGCCAGACGGGGTAGCAATTGCGCCCTGAAGGGTAGGAGACACAGACACGGTGCCCGCGCCAGTATCAACCGCAACCACGTAGCCGATAGCACCGCCAGTCGATTGCGTAGCTGTTTGGCCTGCGATCGAGAAGCTATTAAGCGCCATGTTGACAGAGAATTGGTAAACCTGACCCAAGTTGTCCAGCGTGATAACGCCAGCAACAATGGAACCGGCACCAAGTCCATACGTTCCGCGAGTGCCGGAGCCGTCCGAAAACATTTGGTAAGCGATATCGTTGGCGGCTCCCATGTAGAGAGACTTAACGTTCATTTTTGCTGCAGGCATGAATGCGCCGATGTTCTGGGCCGATGCACGCAGGAATTGGTTCTGAATAGATCCAACGCGGTAAACGTTAACAGTCGTCAACAGGAAGGAAGCGGTAGCCGGAGCGGTTTGGTATGTTTGAGCAGTACCAAGGTTAGCAGAACCACCGCCGCCAACGTCATACAACACTGGAATTGGGAAGTTCAAGCCGCCGAGACCCATTTCGGTCTCGTCTTTATCAACCATGGAGAGGAATCTGTTTTTATTAAAAACAAGATCCTTCATGACCCATGCGTCATCGGAATAGAGCTGCTTCAGGACTTGCAAGTTGTCCTGACTATTTGAATAGGCTAGTGCCGGATTTGCTGGAGTACCCATTGATTACCTTCCTTGTTTCATTGCTTGCACCCGTCTAATTGCCTCAGCGATTTGCTCAGACTCAGAGAGTAGGTGAAACGGTTTTGACGCCTGCTTTTGTGAGGTCGTCGTCATACTTTGCGTTATTGTTTTTGGAGAAGTCTTTGGAGCGCCTAACGCCTTCTGCGGCTCCTGAGACCTGTTCTTAATCTTTGTCACTGACGCAAATTTTTCTGCGCGTTGAACTAAGGCGTCTTCAATCTCTTTAGCCGCCTGCTCAACGGTAAGCTCTACGTCGTCTTCGTCGAAAGAGTCGTTCACATGACGGAGGACTGCATCCTCCATCCCAAGCTCTTTAATCGTAGAAAATGCTTCATTCTCTGCGACTACTTTGGCAATTTCTGCCTTCCAAAGAGACTGGTTATGCTGAAACTCTTTAACGGTCTGTTCTTCTTGTGCCTTTTCAAGGGCCGTCTGACGTTCTTCTAGTGTCTTGTATCGCTGCTCTTCCGGATTAACCGAAGCCTGCTTATCGACTAGATACTGAGTATATTCGTCGTAAGTAAGACCCAGTTCGTCCGCTGCGGAATAATCCTTTGCTGCAATCTTAGATTTCAACTGAGAATATTTCTCAGCGTCTGCTAATTTTGCCTCAAACTCTCGTTCACGCTGCGCTAGCGCCTGTTCGCGTCTACGCTGCGCCTGCTCTTTACGGGCAATGGCGCTAATCTGCGGCGATAACTTTACCGATTCTTCTCCGGCCGGTGATTCTGCAACCTGCTCAGTAGTGGTATCTTGCTTCGGATTCGGTGCGTTGGGCCGTTCAATCTGTGACCCGGTAATGGTTGTGGTGCCCTTGGGGTCGTATCCGGTGAATTCTCTCACAGGAAGGTCAAACTCTTTTGGGCCGGTGGGATTTGTAATTGCTGCTACTTCGATTGCTTCAGTCGTAAATGCCATATCATTCTCCTTGGTTATTCTTCTTATCGATTCTGCTTACTAAACTTGTACTCCTGATGTTGGACCCTGAGATGCGGCCGGTGGAGCTACTGGCAATGGTCCTTGCGCTCCTGGTGCGGCAGGAACCGGCATAGGCGGCGGCGGTGTTGCCGTTTTCTTAAGGTTTTGAATGGCTGTAAAATAACCCCTAAGAAGATCCATCTTGGTCTCTTCTAGGTCTGTGACGGCATATTTATTGATGGTTTGAACCGTTAACGTTGTTGCGAGGTCCGATGGATCCAGGACAAAATAATCGGGCGGATTATATCCAGTTTTACCATCTTCTACGATTGCGTCGAGATCGTGAAGAATTCGCTCTTCAAGTGCTACAGCCAGTTGATCAGATTGCTCTAGATCAGGAAAGTTCGATAGTCTGCGAAATTCTTGATTTGATATCTCTCCTGCGGCCAGCATCTCGGAAATCTTTGCTTGCCGCCCTACAGGGTCTTTCGGAAGAGATGACTCGTCAAAGCACTGAATAACGTAGGTGTCTTTAATGCCTTCCGCATCCAGGGGTAGATCAACTTCTCTGGTTCCATCCTTGCCCGGGTAAACGGTCGTATAAGTGCCGGTCTCGCGTGCAATATCTGCGGCCCCGTCAATCATCATGTAAGCAAGGTCTGGGAAAAAGTTTTGATACCGGCGCTGGAGTGCCGCGAATCGGTCTGACTCTACGTTCTGCTTGGTCCGCATGGCTTCGCCAGAAGTTACGCCTTGGTCAATCTTACCCGTAGCACTCATGGCAGAAATACCAGCCATGTCATAAGCGTTCTGAATCAACCACTTGATGTAATCGTAAATCTCTTGGTTGTTAGACTGTGCGTTAACAAACTGTGGCGCCTCAGCCATTGTCTTGACCTTAATGATCGAAGACACGTTATTGTTGAACGCAGTTTCAAGAACCTTGGACAACTCGGAGATAATAATCTTAGGTACGCCCGTCATCTCAATGCACTGCGACGAGATAATGAGCATCTTGTAGATTTCCATCTGAGTCGGAAACAAGATTTCAGCTAAGCCCTGAGAAAACCAGCCTACGGTATTCTGGTTGTAATCAAGCTTGGCAAAAGGGAAGTATTTTTTCTCCCAGGGCTCATCGAGAAGCACTCCTTCGCTGCATACGATGACGTGCCGACCGTCCTTGGTTTTGTCACCACTCGGAAGGTGCCAGCCCTCACTCACAATGATCTGATCGGAAATTGTATCAGTCGATTGAGGAGAGCTGTCTACCGTTCCGCCCTGAGATGCATAGATTTTTTCTGATTCTTTCGGCATTTGGTCTGCCAAAACGCCACGGTCGCAAAGCTTGGTGTGAATGAGTGCACGCGGGTTGCGGTAGTATCCGTCATTGAAATCAACTAACAGTTCTGTCTCAAGAGTTCGCTCCAGCTCTATCTTGTTGTCCTTCTTGATGACCTTGATAAAGCCGTTACCAAGCTGGGCCGCGTCTCGGAATGCTTCCGCGCCAAGCTCATAAGCCTTGCAGCGGTAAAACTCGCCCATAATGAAGTTATTGAGCTGCTTTGAGATGCGCCGCTCTTTGTAATGTCCCGCATCGGTTAAGAAGACCGGCCTAGGCTTATCTTGAGTGATCTTAGATGTGAGGGTGTCGATACATGAATAAACAACATTCGCTGTCGGCCTGCCCATAGGCATTTGCTGTGAATTATCGAGAGTCGAGGTCGAAGCCAGATAATTATAGAGTGGCTTTCCTGAAAAAAGGCGACTGTACAGAGAAGCCTGCCGGATACGCGCGGAATGGAACTTTTTGAGAAACGCAGTTGTGGACAGTAATTGCGCCAGAAGTTCTTTATCATCCTTAGCCAACCACCATTGGTAATAGTTATTCTCTTTAGGAAGCGTCTTCTTGTCGCGAGGATCTACAATCTTATCTTTGGCCTTAACGACCTCGATAGGTTCAACTTTCCAAGCCACTTAGCCCCCTGCTCCGCTTGGGAAAATAACGTCAACTAATTGCTCCGGCGGAAGGCTAAGAGTCTTGATCAGGCTTTGTAGCTTCTCAGTCGCTTCTTTGTTTTCAGTGGGCTGAGACAATGGCTGCGCTTGAGCTGGCGCAACCACTGAGGCGGGTGCTGGTAGCTGCTCGATCGATGCAGGCAGTCTGATGGATATTTCAAAGTCCTGAGACTTGAAATGACTGGCGCCGCAAGCCTTCAAAGCTTGAAGAATCTGGAGGGTTTCCGAAACGTTCATTAAAGACTCTCGAAATACTTATTAATCCTAGCCATGGCTTTCTTGAGCTGGACAATGTCCTGAGATGATTCGTGCTCACCCATTTCAGTGGCGGTTGCTGGCTCATGGTCTGGGTTGTCGAGTGTTTCGTTAACTTCGGTGTCTTGTTTGGCGTCCCATGCGGCGTTAGGGTCTACGTCTTCCTGACCCGCATAGTCCATCTCTGCCCGATGGGTGCCCCTTTTCTTTGCCCGTATAGCCGCGCTAAGCGCTTTTCCATCCATCATTTGACACCTCTGACGGAAATAGTATCTCCATTGACCACGCCATAATGGTCTTTGCCGTCAATTTTTACTGATACATATTGAATTTCTTCGCCCTTACTCTTAACTAAGATTGTAAAGTCTTCAGTATTTACAAAAACTATCTCTTTCATTTTTACCCCTTGTTCATGCAGCTCATGATCGCTGCCTCTAGCGCCGACATAATTTGTTTTTTATCTTTCTTTTCAAGAGCGTCGATAAGCTCAGAACCAATTGTTTCGTGAAGTTCTTGATTCATTTGGTCTTCGCCGTCTTCAATCTCTCCGCCGCCGGCTAACTTATGCGGTTCTTTTTCGTTGGCAGCAGTCTGACCTTCCATGTTGGGGTGCTCAACTGGGCCGCCGTGTGCGTATAGATTGGGCTTTTTCATGCCGCGAAGTTCGCCAAGCGTTTTGCCGTGCTTTCTCTTTGCTGCATCTAGCGAGTCTTCTTTGTCTGAGTAAATGCTGTCGCGATTAGCCGATCTAACGTGTAGCCCGGCCTGACTGATACCATCCCCGCCCTTATTGACGCCCTTTTCGTTGTCTTCCCGCTTGGTCCAGCTATCAACCGCTCCGCCTTCCGCATATGCCTGTGGCTTCGGCTTGGGCGGAGGTGAACCAGGAAAGCCAATCTTAGTTCCAAGTGTTTCTTGATCCGCTGGATCCCCACCGTCTGCCATACACACCTTGCAGCTATCGACTTCTCCGCCATGCGCGTGCTTATGGTGTTCCGCTCTGCGTTTCTCACTGTATGCGATAGCGACTGCCTGCTTCTGTGGCTTGCCGTGCGCCATTTCGGTCTTAATGTTCTTTTTAAACGCCTTTGGCGTCTTCGAGTGCACTAGAGGCATCGTCTGGCTCCTTGTTTTTAATGGCGTGGACAAGAGCCATAAGCGACTCCATGACTCCCACATGATCTTTGTTATGAATGTGTTCTATAAGTTCGTCTAAGGCGTGATCGATAAGCTCATCGTCTTCAGAGAAGCCGTAGAGAGATACTCCGGACATTTTCCGAAGTGTGGGGACCTTGCGCTCTTTAAGAAATGGAAGACTCACATAATTGATTGAGTGCTTCGGATATTGAATTAGCCCCGTTCACTTCGGTGGGGCCAGGCCGGATGGACTAACCATCATGATCTATGGCTGGAGAAATTGGGCTCGAACCAATGACCGTCCGGTTAACAGCCGGGTGCTCTACCAACTGAGCTACTCTCCAAATTTTACTGCTTAATCTTACGCCTCATAGCCGCCCAATATGGTTTACTATTAACCGTTGGCTTGCCGTCTTTGAGAATCCATCCAAACTCTTGGTCCCAAATGTTTAGCTGATCAGATTTGGGAAGGTCAAGCTCGCCAGTCCCGGCTATTTTCATGCTGCGGCCATTCTTGTTGTATGAGTCTCGTTTCTTTTTAGTCATCCAGTAATGATTCAGTGCTTCACATTATGGAGTTAGTCCCAGTTGTTCCAGGGTGCGGAGCCGTCGGTATTGTTCGTCCACGTGATTCCTTTGGCGTTCGGGTCATTCATTGCTTGGTCTCGTTTGATCTTTTCCATAATTGCCTGCTTATGTAGATCCTCTTGTTCCTTAATGTATTCTGCCGTTCCAGGAATAAGCGCTTTTTTCGCCGGAGTAGAAAGAAAGTGGTAACCGTTAAACCAACCGTAAAGCAAAGCATCGCAGCGATGGTTGGGTAAGCTTGGATGCTCTTTTTTAGGATAGACAATTTTGTCACCGGACGTTTTCCAGACTAGAGCCATCATTTCGTCCATGAGGTCATGCTCATTGAAATGAATCTTAACCTTGCCTTGGATTAGGTCGCCATTCAATATCTCAATGTGGTCAACCTTGCCGAGCTTGTCCGCGTACTCGAATAGAATGTTAGAGCGCATGGTCATGGTCTCTACACCCTGCTTATTGGCGCCGTCGATAATCACAGAGTTACATGGATATTGTGGGTCATTCAAAAACTCTAGAAGCTTTGTTTCAACCTTGTCGAAGGTCATATGCTTCTGCGCGAATGTCTTGATTACATAAAACGTCGGATCATTGTCATGATACGCGGACAAGACAATCGCAGTATCGTCTTCCCATCCCAAGTCACAACTAAGCACATAATGCCAGCCCTTGGATTGAGGATAAGGTAGGTCTCTAAACAGATTTCGATCCGGATTGAACTTATATACGAGCTTGTCGGTCTCAATGACCAACTCATTGAGGTACCATTGACGAAACTGCGGCGTTTCCATGTACAGGGGCCGATTCGTCTTAATGTCATCAATCTGCGCCTGCCAATCTATGTGTGGGTTTTGATGTGCTGACCAACGGTGGACACTCCAGCCTTGCTCCTTGCAGTTGGTTATGTCAAAAAATAAGCCTTGAGTGAAATTGGATGAAGTACCAAGGAGGCAGGTTGTGCCTTTTTGATCGGCCATCGCTGGGCCAAGGATATCGTAAACTAAATGCCTGAGATTAATCGTGTAGAGACTCGCTTCGTCGATACAACCCAGCTTGTATTTCTTACCGAGAAGCTTGTTCATTTCGTCTTCAGATACGTCAACACCTGTAATGCGGATAACGGACCCATTGGGAAACGTGCAATCGAGGGAGGTGTTGTTGAAGTGAATAGACAGCTCATGCTTGCGGTCAACAACCTTGAGGATATCCTTCATGATGATATCAAGGGCTGACTGGCGAGTAAGACCGATGAATAAGCAGTTAGCCCCTGGGTATTTCAGGCAAGTCTCAACCATGTAAAGTCCGGCCGTGTAGGACTTGGCAGCGCGGCGAGTGCAGTGCAATGCCTTGAGTCTAGATGGGTCGTCTATGAACTTGCGCTGCTCTGTGAATGCGTCGGATGAGACTTCAGAAAGCGTGTCTACCGCTTGGTAGAGTACAATCGCCTGCTCTAACAGTTCATTCTGTAGGTCTAGACTCATTCGCTACTTCTAGCTCAAGGGTGTCTGTCATTTTCTTGAGTGCTGCGAGCTTTTCCTTGGCGGTAAGGGTGTCGGCTAGGCTTGTATGGTCGTCGGTTTCTGGAACCTTGCCGCACATAACCTCCATGATGAATTGAA